GCATGGGCAGTCAAGATGACTGAGCTCATGGAGAAAGCAGCGAAAGTAATTATACCTAATGGCCTGTTGAAGGCAGACACGAACATTTCACAGACATGGGAAAAGTAAAAGACGTAGTTGTTGGGGGTAAGACTATACGTCAGCTTGAAGTCAAGCTGTTCGTTACATCTATGCTCCTGCAAGAACTATTGGATGAAACACAAGGTGAGACTAGGTTTAAGCACAGGCTGAAGTTTCACATTAATGGATTGCAGCGGGAGCTTGATAAGCTTTTGACTGTAAATTTGGAAGATGAAAGCCTGAGTCTGTTTATTACAGATGCAATGGGTGCTCTTGAACAGAGCATCGATGACTTGCTCTCTGAGTAAGTTAGAGAGGTATGGTTATCCTACTAAGACAACTAGCGCACCTCTCTTTATGCCTCGGTAGCACAACTGGATAGTGCAACAGCCTTCTAAGCTGTAGGTTGTGGGTTCGAGTCCCGCCCGGGGTACGCGTGTGAGGCGATAACAGCTCATATGCATTCGGTAAATAGTTTTTTACAGGTGAGCGAAGGGGGTCTGGTGAAACGTCATCGGCCCCCTTTTACGCGCCCTTAGCTCAGTGGTTAGAGCAGATGACTCATAATCATCCGGTCGTAGGTTCAAGTCCTACAGGGCGCACAAACTGATTCACAATGACCAAAGCAAGCCCATATATTTACCCAGGCCTGCACTTCAACACGAAGTGGCAGATAAAACAAGACTGCCATTGCAGTCAAGGTGAGTTAGATATCGTATCAGCAGCGGTATGTGATGCTTATGAAATAGAACATGAGCAGCTGCTATCTAGAACACGATATCAACCGTACCCCGACGCACGTAAGGTGTTTATACATCTTTGTCGGGTGGAATTATTCAACGAGATAACATGCAAACGCCTCGGCATTTATCTTGATAGGGATCACTCTACAGTTACCATAGCTGAGCAGCGAGCTGGGGACCTGATGCTTGTTGATCGCGCATTTCGAGGCTTCTACAGGAAAGCATTAGAGCTTTCAAGACAACGACTAAAAATTAATGGCTACCAATATATCGGTAGCGAAAATCTAACTAACAATGGAACGAGAGACCAAAGAATACCTTCTCTCGCGAATGCAAATTGTAGAGAAGGAAGTTCATACACTGCGGAGACAGTTGGTGAACTTAATTGTTAAGTATAATGAACTAAGCTATGAGCAAAAAATGGGAGACAGAGATCGACTCGGATCTCGGAACACTATCAGTAACGATAGAGTACCATCTCAACACCGGATGCACGGGGGATCATTTGACACCACCAGACCATCCGAGCGTAGAGATACAGGAGATACAGTTAAAGTTGATCAAGCCTAATACGTACATTCTGGATCAACTTTCTGACGAGATTCTGGAAGAAGAAAGCACGTATGACCCAGAAGACTATTAAAATTAAATCACAAGAACAGAGCAATGCCCTCAACGCATGGCATAAGGCAGGATATCGCGGTAGCATTATTGCTGGTACTGGTTTTGGGAAAAGCCGGTGTGGTGTGTTGGCTGTTGCTCACGCTCTTACAGATGGTGGTAGAGGAATTGTTCTCGTACCTACGAATCAACTGCAAGATCAATTCGCAGATGAATTCAGAAAGTGGGGAAAAGAACACGTCCTCTCTCGAGTAGAAATACTCTGTTATCAGTCAGCGCATAAACTTCAAGATCAGCACTACGACATCGTAGTCTGTGACGAAGTTCACCTCGGACTATCTCCTGTATATAGGAGGTTCTTCGAGAGCAACACCTACGATAAGCTGCTATGCATGACTGCGACACTACCAGAGGAACCTGAATACAGGGAACTGTTAGAAAGACTAGCCCCGACTGTCTACACGATCACTCTAGATCAGTGTGTACAGAAGGGGCTGGTTGCTCCTTACAAGATCTTGGAGGTACCTGTAATGCTCACAGACATTGAACAGAAAGCCTACACAGCCCATAACAGAAGCTTCGTACATCAGAAGTATCTGCTTGGGGGACACGATGCTTTCAACGTGGCAAATGATATACTGCGCGACAAGGCAGGACAATTTGGTCCTGCAGATAAGAAAGCCGCAGCACAATTCTTCAATGCCATTAGAAAGCGTAAGGCAGTTGTTCAACACGCGTCTAACAAACTAGAGATAGCTAAACATATAGCTGACAGTCACAAGGGTGAGAAGATACTAACCTTCTCTGGCACCAATGACTTCACTAACCAGATGGCTGAGAAGCTTGACGGTATGGTTTATCACTCTGGTAAGACGAAGAAACAACGTGAGAAGACTCTTGAGGAATTCAAGAGCACTGACGGTGCAATCCTGTGCAGCACTAAGGCCCTCAATCAAGGGCTCGATGTGCCTGATGTAGGCATAGGTATCATTGCCGGGCTAGAAAGCAAGGCACTACCAATGATACAGCGCGTCGGTCGACTAATACGCTTCCGTCCTGGTAAGCAGGGCATTGTCTACATACTATATGTAGCAGGCTCACAGGAACAGAAGTGGATGGAACAAGCTACAAAATCGTTTAAAAATATGTAACACCATGATTTACACAGAAGAGATAACAAAAGACCTAGTCACACAGATGATTAGAAATAGACAGGCAGGCAAAAGCATAGACCAGTCTGCAAAGGCGACTACAAGGTACCTGAACAATAAGCACAAGGTTAAGCTTAATTGGGGCAGCGTACGCAGCAAGTTCTACGATGCTAAACCACGTAGGCCTAAGACTATTGAGAGGGATGAAGTGTTCGATGTACGTCAGAAGATAATAGATCTACTGATGACAAGAGAGAACGTTACCCTTGAGATAAGAGGCAAGGAAATACACGCAGTGTTTAAATAATTGGTATGATAGTAGAGGTCAACACAAATATTCTCAAAGATCTTGGTATAACTGGGGATGATTTCTTATATTTGTATCTCTTGCATGCCACAAGCCATGAGTTGATCTCAGAGTTAAAGCTAAAGCCAAACCTAGAAGCCTTGCAAACCAAAGGGCTAATTAAGTTGGGGGAGGAGCCGCAAGACCACGTAGTACGTCAAGCGTTCTTGGATTCATTCCAGGATTCATTTGACAGAATGTGGTCGGAGCTTCTCTCCCACTTTCCCCTTAAGGTGTACAATCAGGGACACATGCGTGTCCTTAGGGCTAAGGATGCTTTCGCTAAGAACAACGAGAAAGCTCTGCGTAAGTACTACAAGGTTGTTGGGACTGATAAGGCGAAGCATGACCACATCGTTCAGTGTTTGAAGAACGAGTTGGAGCTTCGCAAGTCAACCAACACCCTAGGGTATATGCAGATGCTAATTACATGGATGAACAATCATACATGGGAGCAATACGAAGATGTCAATGAACAATCAGCACAACCAGCAGGTCGCATCACACGCAAGCTATGATCTCACAGGTATCAAGGAGCTCAAGCATATCTCTCAAGACGTCAACAGATCTGTTGCTGAGGTCAAGACTGCTATGTATGGGAACAGGACTGTCTATCCTACAAGATGGCCAAGACTGAACAAGAACTTGATGGGTGGATTACAGCCCGGTAAGATGTACGTCATTGCAGGTCGTCCTGGTGTGGGTAAGTCAGCTTTCTCTAACCAGATGATCTTTGATATACTAGACACAAGTAAGGACAAGAATGTGATTGTTCTGTACTGGAGCTTTGAGATGCCAGGGTATCAGCAGATACTGCGTGCAGGCTCAAAGGATACCAAGATGCAGACAGCAGAACTCTTGTCTGTTGAACACAGACTCAGCGATGAGAAGTTCAAAACCTACGAGGGTATGGTACAGAAGTACAAGCAATACCCAATCTTTTTCTGCTCTATACCACAGGATATGGAGCGGGTCAAGAAGATCAATGAAGATGTATTCATCAGGTATCCTGGTACTACAGTCATCAATCTTATTGACCACTCTCGCCTCGTTAGAGGCAATGCAGATACGGAACTGCAGCGATTGAATGTATTGTCTAAGGCATGCATGTGGATGCAAGCTAGAATGACATGCATCACGATACTGCTGTCGCAGCTCAATCGTAACATCGAACAGGAGTTCCGTGCCAAACAACAATACCAGCCCCTCTTGACTGACCTATTTGGTGGTGACTCTATCGGTCAGGATGCACACGTAGTGATGATGCTACAGCGTCCTAATGATTTGTATGGGATTACTGACAAGTACTGCGGAGAAGACCCAGTAGGACTAATGGCTGTACATGTCGAGAAGAACCGTGATGGGCTTCTCGGTATGATACCATTTGAGACTGATCTATCAACATTTACTATCAATGAACGCAGTAAAAACAGTAACAGTAGGTAAGCGTAAATATTTTCTTCAAACTAATGGTCGGAATATAATATTCAGAGAGACTCTGCTTTCTGGATTTACACCCTGTCCATTACCTGAAGGGATGAAGGTTATCGTAGAACCAACTAAAGAAGGAAAAATACCTTATATCGTAAAAGAATGAGTGAACTAAAACTCCCCACACAGGTGGTTAAAGCAGCACGCAAATCACCTAAGAATATGATTATCTATGGTCCGCCGAAGATCGGTAAGACCACAGCTCTCTCACAGCTTGAGAACTGTCTCATCATTGACCTCGAGGACGGGTCAGATATGGTGGATGCACTCAAGATCAAGGCAAACTCTCTCGCTGAGCTTGCTGAGATTGGGAAGGCTATTATGAGCGAGGGAAAACCTTACAAGTACATTGCTATCGATACCATCACACAACTGGAAGTGTGGTGTGAGGAGGAAGCAAAGAAGATGTACCAGGAAACACCCATGGGCAAGAACTTTGATCAGCAGAATAAGGGACTGTCTGTTCTTACTCTGCCTCAGGGTGCTGGTTATCTATGGCTTCGTAAGGCTTTCATGAAGTGGTTCTTCAGACTCTCGAAGCTTGCAGACCATGTCATCTTTGTCGGACACCTCAAGGATAAGTATCTGACTAAGAATGGTAAGGAAGTCAAGGCCAGTGATCTGTCCTTGGTTGGTAAACTACGTGAGATCACCTGTGCAAGCAGCGATGCTATCGGTCTTGTATACAGGGGTGATGGAGTCACAAAAATTTCGTTTGACTCTTCAAACGACGACACAGCAGGCTCCCGCTGTGAGCATCTACGAGGAC